ATGGGCACGATCACATCACGCAAGCGCAAGGACAATTCGACGGCCTACACGGCGCAGATACGGATCAATCGGGACGGGAAGACAGTTTATCAGGAAAGCCAAACATTCGACCGCAAGCAGGTGGCTCAGGCCTGGATCAAGCGACGGGAGACGGAGCTGGCCGCGCCAGGTGCTATCGAACGTGCGAACCGGAAGGGGGTGACGATCAAGAAAATGATCGATCAGTACCTGGAGGAATACGAGAAAATCCGCCCGCTGGGGAAGACTAAACGGGCAACCCTGACGGCGATCAAGGAGACGTGGCTGGGCGAGGTCAATGATTCAGCGCTGAATAGCCAGAAGCTGGTGGAGTTTGCTCAATGGCGGATGAGCAAAGAGGGAGGCGGTGTCCAGGCGCAGACGGTCGGGAATGATCTATCGCACCTTGGAGCGGTCCTGTCGGTCGCTAGGCCGGCTTGGGGGTATGAGATAGATCCGCTTGCGATGACTGATGCTCGAAAGGTGTTGCGTAAGCTCGGAATGGTCACCAAGAGCAAAGAGCGCAATCGCCGGCCTACACTTGATGAGTTGGACAAGCTGATGAAGCATTACTTTGAAATGCAGACTCGGGGCAATAACTCGATTCCCATGCCAAAAATAATTGCTTTCGCACTCTTTTCAACGCGCCGGCAGGAAGAAATCACGCGGATACGCTGGGAGGACCTCGACGAATCCCGGCAGGCGGTGCTGGTTCGAGACATGAAGAACCCTGGTCAGAAGCTGGGTAACGACGTCTGGTGCCACTTGCCCGATGAGGCATGGGCGATCCTGAATTCAATGCCCAAAGTGAAGCGGGAGATTTTCCCCTTCAACGGTAAATCGGTATCAGCCTCTTTCACCAGGGCTTGCCCTTTGTTGGGGATAGAAGACCTTCATTTTCATGACCTGCGGCATGAAGGGGTGAGTCGGTTGTTTGAGATGGACTGGGATATTCCTCGGGTGTCGAGTGTTTCAGGGCATCGTGATTGGAATTCCTTGCGACGGTATACTCACTTAAGGGGGCGCGGAGATCGATATGCCTCGTGGAAGTGGCTAGACAATCTGTACGACTAATTTTATCGTTGAGTGAGCTTTCGTATGAGTTTCAAGGGAATGATAGGCGTTGTTAAGCAGCACTTTGTAGTGGTGATTGTTCTGTTGGTGATGTATGCCGGTGGGCTTGTATTTCTCTGGAATGGTTATGAGGATTTGAATGCCAAACAAATAAAATTCTTAGAAAAAAAAGCCTCGGCCATCGAAGCTCAAAGTAAGCGTGAAATTGAGCTGCAGAAGCGTGAGTACAATGTGCAAAAAGCTGAGGATGAAATCGCCAAAACTGTATCTGAGATAAAGTCAGAGAAAAGCGCCAATGCAAAGTCTTCGGCACTGCTACAAATCCAGCAAAGCGCTTTAAGTGAGACTCAAGCGCGTAAGGATGCCGAGACTAAGCTCCAGTTGTTAATGTCAGAATTTTCTGCTCTCGGAGTGGATTTAGATTCAAATCCACATTGTGGATCGGCAGAGGATCTTAAGCGCTATAATACTGCAAGGTCTAAATATTATGAGATTTATGACTTGGCTAAAACTTACGCGCTTGACAAAAAGTACAGTTATTTTTTATTTCATAATGATCAGAATGTAATCAGCTATGGATGCTCTTCAAAGGAAAAAAGGGGCTGATGCCCCTTTATATTAAGCCGCGCGACCCATCAGCTGGTTCTGTTCCTTTGCTGCTTTCTCGCGTTGCTTATCAATGTACTCTGCCAAGTCACGAAGGTGAATGCCTAGTGCCGCCTTTTGACTATCAGCTCCGAGCCTCACAACGGGAATGTCAATTTCTCCATCGAGTCTTTTTCTTTTGAATTTTTCCACGGTCAAATTCATATAGTCATTACAGACGCGATCAAGAGGGATAACCGCTTGCCCATCATACTGGGCCATTAGAAGGAAAAGAGTGTTCATGCCGCCTCCTTTATGGATACGTCTTTTTGAGCCGTATTTGCGTTGATCAATGCCATCATCGGCCAGGGGGAAACAGAGTTACCTACCATCAGTACCTGGTCTTTCTTGCTGAACTTCTGGCCGTCGTGACCATGGTCAATCACGTAGTTGTCCGGAAAGCCCTGTGCTCGGTAAAGCTCCCGTGGCGTCAGCATGCGCATGCCAATGTCGACGATGACGTATGGCGTGCCCTTGATCACCACGGTAACCAGAGCCAGCCGATCCCGTGTAGTAATCGTGGCGGCCGGGTCGCGCAGGTCGTAGATGTTGTCGGTGCCGTAGTACCCCATCAGGAAAGCGGCAACGCGCAGAGCGCCTTCCTCCACGTCTGGTGCGAGTGTGTACTCGAGCAGCGCGAGATGTTCTGCGCCGGCACAGATAGTTGAGATCGGCTCGTCCATCGCGCTGCCCACACAGTTCTTGCGCAGGGTCAGCAGATTGGCGGTCACCACCTGTTGTTGGCTGCCCGTGGTGGTTATCGCTGTCAGAGGCTGGCCTGGGTGACGCCCCAGCGTTTCGTTGAAGCCACCGTTGTGTTGTGCGATGTAGGCCACGGCGAGCGCGAAGTGTCCGCCCTTGACCTGTGCGCAGATGGTCCCCAGCGGTACATCAGCGGCCATGGTTCGCTGGGATGTTGCGTTGGCGTGCTCTGTGAGGAAAGGCGCGACTTGTGGTGTCACCAGGGCGAAGCCATGCGCGCAAGTGATGGTCTTGGTTGGATCTTGCACGGACTGGCATCGAGCGATGTCATTGCCCGAGTGATTGACGCTTACGATGAACGGGTCGGCATGATCGACCACATAGCGGCGGGCACCTTTGCGAACGCGCTCCATGGTCTTGCTTGCCAATGGCCGGCGTACGCCAGCGGCACGGCCTTCTTCTTTCGTCAGAAAGATGCTCGGGCAGGGGATCGACCAATCGATGCAACTGGCAGCGTTACGCCAAGCTTTTTGACCCTTCGCGGGTTCTTTGAAGTGGGTCGGCTGCGGCCAATACAGCGGCTTGCCATCGCATCGAGCGACCATGTAAAGGCGTTCGCGTGTGGTAGCGGCGCCAAAATCGCAGGCTTTGAGTTTTCCATGCAGGATGTCATAGCCCATGTTCTTGAGGATTTGTAGGAAGCGGCGCCAGGTCTTGCCCTTTCGTTTCGGATCAGGCACCAGGTATTGATCCTGAACCGGAACGCGCTCGCTTGGTGCGGCCACGCTCCCATCGCGGCGAATCACCCGGCCGGTGGTTTTGCATCGCTTAGCAATCAAGGGGCCCCATTGCAGGATCTGCCAGACGTTTTCCATAGTGATGAGGTCGGGTTTGACCTTCCCGGCCCACTTGACGGTGACCCATGACAGAGAGCGGCTGGCACTGCTGCGTGGTTGACCTCCTGCAGCAAGGCTGTGATGGGTACATTCGGGGCTCGCGTGTAGGTGTGCGACGGGGCGGCCTCGTGTCGCCTTTCGGGGGCACACCTCATAGACGTCCGAGATGTAATGCTCTGCGCCTGGGTGGTTGCGCTTGTGCATGCTGATGGCTTTGGGGTTGTGGTTGATCGCGATATCGACGGCTTTGCCCGTAGCCATTTCCTGGCCCATGGTTGCGCCGCCACCACCTGCAAATAGGTCTACCCGAAGCGCACCAGAAAAGTTGAGGCCAAACTGAGTTTTGACAACTGTTTTAAGTGGCCGAGTGCAGGACGTCATGCCATCACCCCATGGACGAGACGATGAGAGTTAGTCAGAATCGCCGACTTTGTAATGGCCTGGAGCCAGCTATGTTCCCAGAGGAAATACGCTTCAAAACCAATACGCTGCTCAAGATTGCGCTTTCTCCTCCTGGGGCTTTTGTTATCGGCTGCGCTTTCATCCTCTTGTTTACAAAGTCGAGTGAAAGCGCGGCTGCTTGGGTGCAAGCAATAGGTTCCATCGGCGCTATCGTTGGAGCCTTTTTGGTTGCGAGACAGACACATGCGCTCGAACAGAGGGCTGGAAAAGAGTCCGAGCTCGGCATTGAGATACGGGCGGTGCTCTTGGCAGAGGGGATAGTTCAAGAAGCTCACGCGGCGTTGTCCGCAGCCTACAGGAACGCTAAAAACCGTGACGATACGCCTGTGAGTGCAAGGCGTCTTGAAAGTGTCCATCAGGCTTTGATGCTTGCTATTTCCCAACCCGTGAGCGAGCAAGCGCTCAGACCGACATTGAAGGCCCTCAAAAGGATAAGTAACTCCTGTGGGATTTTTCAGGACGCGATGCTCCACCAAGGAACACTTCGAGATTCCGATCGAGAAAATTTGAAATTTTATCTGGATGAGTTGGGCGTGAATAAAACGGAACTCAGTGAGATATTGAAGAACCTGCGCGATCGTAGAAACAGTTTCCGATTGAGTTAGTCTCGAAATAACGGTTTTCTTATACCGCTCATCAGGCTGCGGGAGCGTGCTATTTCCAGCATCTAGCGTTCTAATATCCCGTGGATCGATCAGGTCGACGTCCGGCTCGAACAGGTCAAAGCGTTTGCCGGTATACGTGAGAATCCAGTTCATGCTGCCTCCTTGATCAGGTCGGCGAGCAGCAGGGCGTTTTGGGTATCCTTGTGCAGCTTGCGCAGGGCGTCGTAGCCGATCAGCAGCGACAGTTGTCGGTCAAACTCTTTGCGGAATCGAGTCACTTCGCGCAGTTCGGCGGTGGCTTTGGCGTGTTGCTGGTGCAGCACGCCGGCGTCTTGAGGTGAGAGGCGTAGCGTCGGGCAATGACGGCTCATGCTGCGTCCTCCACTTTGACCTGATCCAGCAGAGCGGCCATGCCCAGCGCTTTTTCGCGCAGGTCGAGCGCCTGCTGTGCCTGTGCCTTCGAACTCATGGCGCGGAAGGTGTCAGAGGCCAACCTCAGTTTCTCGGCGATCTGCATAAGCGTTTGGCGCTCTTGAGGGCCGAAGGCTTGGCTTTCCCTCAGCCGCTTCGCATGGGCTGCGAGGTTTTTGTGATCGGCGCGGATGAATTGGAGGGATGCCTCCAGCTCACGAATGGTTTTCGCGTTGGCGGCGCGTTCGTCGTTCGTGCCCTCTTCGATGCCTTCGACGCGGCCGTCAATGAGCCCGCCTCGGTAGCCGGTCCAGTAGATGAGGGCCGCGCCGACTATCAGGCCGATCAATGCGCAGATTTGAATTGCAGTCATGTGGTGTGCTCCTGGTGGTTTGGGTGGCTGGTGGTGGCAGCCGTTACGGTTGGACTTCTTCGGTTGCGTCGGCCTGTGCCTTCGCGTGAACTTCATCGGCCTTGTAGGCCTGGATGTCGATCAATGCCGCGACGTGGCGGATGTGTGCGTACTTCGGTGCCTTACGGCTGCTGTCCAGCGTGGTCACGGGCAGTTGAATGCGGCCGCTGGTGATTTCGGCGGCAAATGACTGCTCGTTGAGGTTGCGGAAGTACTGCACGCGCAGCTTTTCGAGGGGGATAAGCACGTCGCCGAAGGTGCGATACAGCAGCTCGACGGTGGCCGTCTCCGGTGCTGGCATCAGGCGCAGCGGGTTTTGAGGCTGGCTAGTCATGAGGCTTTGGGCTCTCCATGCGTTTGTTTCGGGCCGGGTGATTCCAGGCATTCAGGCAATGGCGTTTGGTCAGCTCGCGCAGGTGCTCCGGCACCTCAAGGAGCGCGGCGTTGCGCTCCTCTCGGGTGCGTAGGGCGATGATCTGGCGGGCGTATTCCCTAGGCCACGTCACGGTTGTCTGCCGGGATGGCAAGAAGGTCGAGGCCCAGTTGCTCTGCTAGCCAGGGGATGCCGGCCTGCCGAACGCGTGTCGATTGGCTGTACTGTATGCCCAGCGTGTCGTGGTACCAGTTGCTGTCCTTGACCCGCAGGTATTCACGGTCACGAACGGGGAACGCCGGCAGGTTGCGGTCGGTAAGCAGGCCCTTCTCACGCATGAGCTTGATCAGGGCGGGTCGGGTCAGGCCGAAGTGTTTGGCGGTCTTTTCGAGGTTGCGCTCCATGGCATACCTCCTAAGCTGCGTGCGCGGCGGGTGTCGCCAGCGCAGCCAGGTGGTTGATGGATTCGCAAACCTGCTCGTACATCTCGGCGTCGGTGCCGTACACGGTGAAGCATTTGGTCCGCGGGCTTTTGACGCCGATGCTCATGACAACGGTGATGCCCGAGCGTGTACGTGTCCGGTGCACGGCGAGCCGGATCGGCAATTCAAAGCCCAGGTCCAGGTCGATAAACCCACCTGTGGAAACCAGTCTGTAAACCTGTTCCCGTTGCTGGCTACTGAAAGCGCCGTACTCGCGTTCAGCATGTCGTTTCATCTGGGGTTCGCCTGTCAGGTCAGAAGGGCCGTTGACGACCTCCTCAATGAAGTCGGCGAGCTTCAGGTGAGTCTTTTTGGTGTTAGGCACGGTCAGCGTGTGGCGCTCTGAGCCCAGCTCAACGGTGAAGGTGCTGTCGGTCTTGTTGCGTTCAACTTTCAGCCGAAACGCCAACACATCGCGTCGATACAGTCGCCGAAGGGTGTGATTGAAAGTCCCGCTCAGGTTCACCTGGGCGCTGAGCAAAGTCAGTGTGCGGTTGTCGATCAGAAATTTGCTCATGCTGCCCGGCCTCCGTCGTTTGGATCGAAGGAAGTCGGTGCGGTACGGGCCTGTGGCTTAGGTTTGGACGGAATGAAAGTGCAGCCGTGACTACGGGCCAGGCGTCTTACTTCGAAGATTCGAGATAGGTCGGCTACGGCCGGATGGATATGCAGGGATGCAGTGGTGTGCATGGTTTTGCCTCGCTCTGTGGTGGAGAGTGAGGCTGAATATCAACCATAAGTTGCTATATGTCAACAACCGTTGGTTGATATTTGTTTTGGTATCAAAAGGCCTGTATTTTCAAGGGCTGGCGCGGAGTGAGTTTTTCTATAGGTTGCATCGGTGGGTAAGGAGAGAGGCAATGGAGATCCCAGGAGAGAAATTATCAATCCGGCTGTGGGAAACGTTAACCGAGAAAGCAATCGGTGGCTGGCTACGTCCCTTCCAGAAAAGGCGCGAAGGGCTAGTTGAGATAGAGCTTAAAAGAGCTGAGATATTGTCCTTGGCTCAAGCGGCACGTGACGCAGAGGAAATTACTTCTGGAGCTAAAAATCTTTCTGACTTCAAACTTAGGTTGGAATTTTCTTCTGAGAAGGCTAAGTGTGAAAGTCAATCCAGGATCGAACCTACAGTTAATATGGCAGCTTTGATCGAGCAGGCTTCTTCGCAGACCTCATACCATACAGTTCGAAAAGAATTAAACCTGGCTCAAGCTATTCTCCACGCTGAGGAAAAAATAATTAATGATGGAGATGAATGTTGCTCTGAGGAGCGCGTTGGGGAGGACTGGATTTATCGTTGGAGGGATTATGCTAGTGATGTTCATGCTGAAGATATGCAGCGACTTTGGGGGCAGCTACTTGCAGGTGAGGTTAAGGCTCCTGGTAGTTATTCGCTAAGATGTATGGAGTTCTTGAGGAATCTGGAGCAGTCTGAAGCCAAACTTATTGAAAGGCTCGGTGGGCTTGTTGTGGACGGCCTGATTATGCTCGAACCATCTTGGAAGGAATATTTCTCATTTAGAGAAATATTGGAACTAGATGCATTAGGAATCTTAAGCGGAGTAGCTGGTGGCGGTATTAATAGGAAGGTGACTTGTTCAGATAAGTCCTGGCTACGTTTAATCGAATGTAATAAGAAATTGTTAGTAGTCACGCATGTGGATAACAGTGTTACCTTAGAGTTGACAGGATTTCCTCTGACTGGTTTAGGCAAGCAGATGCTGGGTCTGGGGGATTTTACTCAAAATGTTGAATACATTGATCAGATTATCCAACTGATAGTCAGCAAAGGTTTTCAAGTCAAAATTGGCGATTTCAAGCGTAAGCCCGATGGAGGGTACGAGGTTTTTAATATGGTTAAAATTAATTGATGTTGATTATTCGGGAGTGAATGAACCTACGACTTTTCCGCAGATGTGGGTTTCCTCGGTTAATTCTATAATAGGATATTGTGGATTTATGGGTTTTAAAAATTTTCGACCAGCATCCTCCACCAAGACTTTAAATGTAGCTTCATTTGTCCGAGGTAATCTGGCTATCACTCTGTCTCCCGTCTTTGTTTCTGCTTCAGGATCAACAAAAATTATACAGCCAGTAGGGTAGCTACGTCCGGGGCCAGGATTCGTCATTGAATCACCTAGAACTTTTAATGCGTAGCCTTGAGCGCTAATTGGAACAGGACAAGATAGCCAGGAATCAGGTTCATGAGCCTCAAAATTTGTAATGATTTCACACCAAGCCCCAGCTTGAACCCAGGAGATCAGCGGTACCTTGCCAAAACGTTGTTTGATCTCGCTGACATTGCTCTCTTTCCCTGGCCCTAGTCCGCCTTGATCATGGTAGGACTCGGATTTCTTAGGGTATACGCCATATTCCATCCATTCCCTGCGCACGCCAAGCCATGAGCAGAGTGTTGACATGCTATCCGCTTCGGGTATTGCTTCGCCATTAAGCCACTTACTGATGGCTTGCGGCGTCTTTTCGACACCCTTGGCTTTCAATTGACGATGAATATCCACGCCACGGCCCCGGCTGCGTACGCCGAAATCGTCGAGGGCTTCGTGTAGGCGCTCGCTGAACGCTGCGCGGATTGCGTTTTTATCAACCATGAGTTGAGAGTGCCAGAAAGGTTGCTAAATAGTCAGTTGATGTTTAATATCAACCGTGAGTTGATAAGTGAGGTGGCCATGTTGGATCCTGACAATTTTTCTAACCCTATAGCATTCGCGTTTGAGGCTGTTGGTGGTATCGGAGTCGCTGCAAAAGTCTGTGGACGAAGCTACCAAGCTTTGAACAAGTGGCGTTTAGCGGGTCGTTTGCCTCGAACCGATTACACCGGTGAAACGCAATATGCGGTGCTGTTGGCTGAGTTTGCAATGCGAGAGGGCAATTCATTTGAAGCGACATGGTTGCTTGAGGAATCTGTACGACAAAAAGCAGCATAACTAGAAAAAAGGCGACCCAAAGGTCGCCCAGTTCCTCCCGGCAAGCACCACCACAGCGCTGTCGGGTCGCGATAAAGGTAGGCGGGCACACCACATGCAAACCACCTCTCTTTATCGCGCTTTCCCAAGGCTCGGAAGCCTTGGTGTTGCTGCCTTCTCCACCACAGATTGGGCAGCTGTTGCGCCAGGGGTGAACAACGGATTGTTCGCCCCGGCACGGTGCCGGTGTCGATCCCTAAGATCTAGCCGGCGTTTGGGCCCTTTCAAGCCACGCGGCAAATGTATCACCACTGCATGTCGCGCGGCACTGGCAACTTATAAGGATTAATGCCATGAGCCGAATCGCTCTGAGTTGCGTTGAACGAGCACAGCGGGAAGTCCTGCCGCTCGATCTGGCGCTTTACCATGCCGCACGGGACTACCCAGGCGGCGCCGCAGCAATCGCCGCCACCACCGGCCGAAACCCCACCACGCTGCAACACAAGCTGTCCCCCACTCACCCGAGCCACTCGGTGAACATCCAAGAGTTTGGCGAGATCCTCGAACTGACGAAGGACAGGCGCATCTTGGATGCGGTGCATGCCTTGGTCGGCGATACGATCTGGCATGAACTGTCGGAGGTGTACACCACTGACATGCCGGAAACCCTGACCATCGGCCTCGCCGAGTATTTCCGCCAGGTGGCCGATCTGGCCGATACCTGGGCCAAGAGCATTGGCGATGGTGTGGTTAGCGACCATGAGCTGGCCGCGATCCGCCTGCAGGTGTTTCGAGGCATTCAAGGGCTGCTGGGGTTGTTCAACCGCGCCACATACGTCAATCACACAACGCGGGGTGACGGCCGTGGTTGATATCGTTGATTTCGCTAATGACCTGGTGCAGGAACGCATTGATCAAGCGCTTGCTGCTCGCGCTGCATTCAAGCCGGCGATGCCCAGCAATTCCTCGTTGTTCTGTGACGGCTGCGGCGGCGCTATCCCTGAGGCGCGTCGTCTGGCTCTGCAGGGCTGCACTCATTGTGTGACGTGTCAGTCCTTCAATGAGTTGCGGGAGGCCCGGTATGCTCGATGACGTGCTCAATCAGTTTGCGGACTTCGGTCTGGAGCCCGCGCAGCCGCTGATTTACGGAAAGCTGACTCGATGCAAGACCGCCCTGGATAAGGGCAAAGAGAAAAACGGCTGGTACGTTCTCCATGAGCACCGCACCGAGAAGGGCGAAACCCTGATCTTCGGTGCGTTCGGCGATTGGCGTACAGGTGAAACGCAAAAGATCAAGGTAAAGCCCGGCCGGATGACTCCTGAAGAGCGTGAAGTCATGCGCGCTCGTCAGGAGGAAGCCAAGCGCAAGGCAGCCGAGAAGGCCGCCAACGCTGCCCGTAGAGCGGCTAACCGTGCCGCTGGTTTGTTCAAGCGGATGCCCGAAAAAGGCCGTAGCGCCTACCTGGATCGAAAGCAGATCGTGGGCCTCGGCGTTCGTTATGCCCCGCGCTCCGGCGCGGTTTTGGTGCCCATGCAAAACGCTCGGGACCAGATCGTCGGGTTACAAGTGATATTCCCCGAAAAGCAAGAGGACACCGGTCGCGACAAGTCTTATTGGCCCTACGGTATGGCAAAGGAGGGGGCTTTCCTTCTGATCGGTCCGCATCCGGAGCCGGGCGAGCCGATTCTTGAATGCGAGGGATATGCCACCGGCATAAGCCTGCATATGGCGACCTCACTCACGGTTGCGGTTGCCTTTGATGCGGGCAATTTGCTGGCTGTTGCCAAGATCATGCGTGAGCGTTTCCCGGGGCGCCCAATCATCATCTGTCGTGACGATGACTGGAAAACCAAACGCCCGAATGGCGATCCCTGGAACCCAGGTGAAGAGAAAGCCAACAACGCGGCTACGGTTGTGGGTGGTCAGGTCGTCGGCCCGATCTTTTCGGGTGAGCGGGAGGACAAGTGGACCGACTTCAACGACCTGCACTGTGCCGAAGGTTTGGAGGCGGTGCGTCGGCAGGTGCTGGCGGTGGTCAAGCCTCCTGCAGCGGGAGGCTGGAAAGACTGGTTGGCCCGGACCGAAAACGGCATGTTGATTGCGCACATGCAAAACGTCGAGCTGATCCTGAGCAACGATGAGCGCTGGTCGGGTGTGATTGGCTTCAGTGCCTTCAGCTCCAAGATCGTCAAGCTGCGTGCTGCCCCGTATGGCGGAGGTGTCGGCGATTGGGCTGACATTGACGACATGCTGGTGATGAAGTGGCTCGCCCAGCAATACAACTTGCGGGTCAAGGCCAGCAGCGTGATCGAGGCGGTGAGTGTGGTTGCTCATGACAACGCATTTCATCCAGTACGCAATTACCTCAACGGCCTGGAATGGGACCGGGTGCCACGGCTGGATACCTGGTTGACGGACATCATGGGTGTTGCCCCTTCGGACTACAGCTCGAAGGTCGGTAAGCGCTGGATGGTGTCGGCGGTCGGCCGGGTGATGCAGCCGGGTTGCAAGGCTGACTCGGTGATGATTCTGGAAGGCGCGCAGGGCGCCGGTAAGTCCACGGCCATGTCGGTGTTGGGCGGCGACTGGTTTATGGATACCCCGTTCGCCTTGGGCGACAAGGATGGGTTCCAGGCGATTCGCGGCAAGTGGATCGTTGAGCTGGGGGAGCTGGACAGCTTCAACAAGGCCGAGTCCACCAAGGCGAAGCAGTTCTTTTCCGCCTCGACTGACACCTACCGCGAAAGCTATGGCCGCAGAACGATGGACGTGCCACGCCAGTGTGTTTTCGTGGGTACGACGAACCAGGACGAATACCTGAAGGACGCCACCGGCAACCGGCGTTATTGGCCGGTCGCCTGTACCAAGGTGGAGCTGGATAAGTTGCGCGAGATCCGCGACCAACTGTGGGCCGAGGCGATGTTTTGCTATCAGTCCGGCGATATCTGGTGGGTCAATCGGGAGGAGGCTCCATTGTTCGCCGAGGCCCAGGAAGAGCGCTTTGTGGTGGATGAGTGGGAAGGCCCGATTCTGGCTTGGCTCGAGGAGTCTCAAATTGGCGAGACCGCGACCGGCACCGACATTCTGCTGGGGGCTTTGAAGCTGGACTTCGGTCACTGGGGCAAGCCAGAGCAGATGCGGGTCGGGGCGATCATGCACCGTTTGGGATGGCGCAAGGTCCGGCAACCTGCTCTGCGCAAGAGCGGCATCAGGCCTTGGGCTTACAAGAAACCAGACAACTGGGGCAGGGCATCGAACCTGGAACAGCAGCCGGTCGAGGAGCCATGTTTCGATGATTAAGGAGATCGATGCGCGGCTGCGCAAATGGGCCGAAGAGCTGCATAGCGACCTCAGTGCCGGCGGGCTTGCCGGTGGAAACATGGTTGCCATGATGATGGAGAGCAATGGGCAGTTGATTCGAGGCCGGCGGGCGTTCCGTGCGCCCTTGGAAGGTTCGCTGGATATTGAGTTGATCGTGACCAAACATCTCGATCCTCTGCATGTGCAAATCGTGCGAGAGCACTACTGCAACCAGGACACCGACATGCGCCTGAAGTATGCTCACTGCGGCTGCGGGCGGGACACCTACTACCAGCGTCTGCATGACGCGCATCTGTGCATCTATTGGCTGCTGATGGGGATTGCTGCTTGATCCTTTCTGCGTCCGTGGCTGTCCAACCGGCTCGCCTTGTCCCACTACTGTTTGATGCAGCTGGACAAGCGCGGGCCGCGCTGTTGTTGGCCTGTCCTACTGTCCAGCCTTCCCGTACGTCCCGCCCATGTGTGAGCGTAGCGGGAGTGCATACGCGCCCATGGCGCGCACGCGTGCTCTTAGCTTTTTCTCTTTACGTGAGAGAAGGGAAAATAAAGTAGGACAGTGGGGCAGGCCCCGATTCTAGGCGCCTGTAGCTGTCCTGCTTCGATCAAGGATATGTAGGACAGGAAGGACAGCGCCCCAGGCGCTGGAAGCCGAAATAAAGATATTCGCCGACATTGCCTAGGCGTTCACCAGACATTCACCGGGTGGCATTAAAACAGGCTTGCTGCCACCGGAATCGACCTGTAAAAAGTACTCATCTTCGATAGGTGCGACCGCATAAAGCGGCAGGCACCACACACCAAACCCGGCCCTTGCGCCGGGTTTTTGCGTTTAAGGGGCGGGGCAATGACGAACGAGCAGCAAGCACTGGCAGAAATGCCGATCTGGTTAGTAATTCTCCTGGCCTTGGTTGGCGGCGTATCGGGGGAGATGTGGCGGGCAGACAAGGATGGGGCGCGAGGCTGGGCATTGCTTCGGCGGCTCGCGCTTCGATCCGGTGCCTGTATCGCCTGCGGGGTGACGGCGATGATGTTGATGATCGCCGCCGGCATGTCCATCTGGACGGCGGGGGCGTTGGGATGTTTGACGGCGATGGCGGGTGCCGATGTTGCCATCGGCCTCTACGAACGCTGGGCCGCCAAGCGGCTCGGTATTGCAGAGGCACCGCCGACCGCTGGCGGGCAGGGGTGATTTTTGGCGCCGGGGACCCTGCCGTTTTCCCTGGGGTACGGGGTCGCAAACCCGCGGGAAAGCGTTAGCGGCAGGGTTGCCAGCTTACTGAAATTCAACCCGTTGAAATTGAAAGGTCTGCATTGAAAAGCCGTTGAAAGGAGGGCTCATGACAGAACCACCGTACCTGTCGAAGAGCGCCTTCGCGGCTCGGATAGGCAGGGCGCCGAGTTACATCACCTGGTTGAAAAACAACAACCGCCTGGTGCTCAGCGCCGACGGCAAACAAGTCGATGTTCAGGCCAGCGAAGCGTTGATTCGCGACACCGCCGACCCGAGCAAAGCCGCCGTCGCCGAGCGTCACCAGCAGGACCGGATTCAGCGTGACGTGTACGGCCAGCTTTCAATCTCGGTTGGGCCGACTTACACGGCTGCGCCGCCGCCCGCGAATACCACTGCGGGGCAGCTCCCGGACTTCCAGAAAGCCCGCGCACTGCGCGAGCACAACCTGGCCCAGCTCGCGGAAATCGAGCTGCACAAAGCCAAGGGGTCATTGGTTGCTTTACCTGCTGTGAAACTGGGCGCCTACAACGCGGGTCGCCTTCTACGCGATCAACTGTTTGGCATGCCGCCACAGTTGGCGCCGGAGCTGGCGGTGATGACCGACCCCTGGGAAATCGAAAAGCACCTGACGGCGGCCTTACGCCGCACGCTGGAGGACGCGGAGCGCCTGTCCTCGGCGGACCTTGAACACGCCCTGAACACGAGTTGAGCCTATGCCCACGGAAATCCCTGACGGTGCAGAGGTGTACCGCGAGGCGTATTTCCGTGGGCTGCGTCCCGACCCGGATGTCTGGATCGATGTATGGGCCGACGAATACATGCGCATCCCGCGTGACACCGGCGCCGCCGAGCCCGGCCAGTACCGCACATCGCGTACACCGTATGCACGCGAACCCATGCGTTGCTTGTCACCGGCTCACCCCTGCAAACGCGTGGTGACCATGGTCGCCTCGCAGTTGATGAAAACCCAGATCGCCTTGAACTGGATCGGCGGCCTGATCCACATGGCGCCGTCGAACATCCTGACGTTGCTGCCTAGCCTGGGCTTGGCGAAGCGGGTCTCCTCGCGGATTGGCAAGACCATCAAGGCCACGCCGGTCCTGCACGAACGAGTGGCCTCCAGCCGCTCGCGAGACTCACGCAACACCATGGACACCAAGGAGTTCGAAGGTGGCTCGCTGTACGTCACCACAGCCGGCTCGGCGGCCAACCTTTCGGAGCTGTCGGCGCGCTACGTCTACGGCGACGAGATCGACCGCTGGGAAGTGGACATCGGCGAGGAGGGTGACCCCATCGAGCTGGCGGAAACGCGGGGCAGTACGTTCGGTCGCAACGCCAAGTTTTACTTCTCCAGTTCGCCGACCATCAAGGGGGCCTCGCGGATCTCCGATCTGTTCGACGGTAGCGACCAACGTCACTACTACGTGCCGTGCCCCACCTGCGGCCACATGCAGACCCTGGAGTGGGAGCGCTTGCACTACTCGCGGGACTTCAGCGTGGTCCACTACCAGTGCGCAAGCCCGGATTGTGACGTGCTGATCGAGGAGTACCACAAGGCCGAGATGCTCGCCAAAGGCGAATGGCGCGCCCATGCCGAGGGTGACGGCGAGACGGTGGGGTTTACCCTCAACGCCTTATATTCACCGCTCGGCTGGATGGACTGGAAGTCCCTCGCCAAGCAGTTCGAAAAGGCCAAAAAAGCCCAGGCCAAGGGCGACCTTGAGCCGATGCAGGTGTTCTACAACACCCGTTTGGCGAAGGTTTGGGACAGCGCCCAGGAGCAAACCAAGGCCGATACGCTGAAGCACCGGGCACGCCTGGAGAACTTCACGCTCGGCTCAATGCCTGCCGGCGTGCTCATGCTCACCGGCGCCGTCGACGTCCAGGCCAACCGCCTGGAGTTCATGGCGATGGGGTGGGGTGTCGGCATGGAGCGCTGGGTCATTGACTACCAGATCGTTGCAGGCGACCCGGCAGACGACCGCACCTGGGCTGCGCTGGACGAATTGCTCAAGGCCAAATACCGGCATCCGTGCGGTGTTGGCCTGGGCATTCTGGCAACGGCTGTTGACTCCGGCGGTCATCACACCGACGAGGTCTATCAGTTCTGCCGCGTGCGCCGCTGGCGAAACGTGTTCGCCATCAAGGGTGCGAGCAAGCCAGGCAAGCCGGTGATTGCTCAGCGGCCATCCATGGTGGACGTGACCTGGAAAGGTCAGACCGAACGCAACGGCGCCGAGCTGTGGTTTGTCGGTACCGACACAGCGAAAGACTGGATCTACAACCGCTACCCGTTCGAGTCCGGTCCGGGCGCGTTGCACTTTGCCAGCGACCTGCCGGACGACTTTTTCGCGCAGTGCGTGGCCGAACGTAAGGTCGCCCGGTATGTGCGGGGTCACAAACGCATCGAATGGGTCAAGGGTAAGGCCGAGCGAAACGAAGCTCTCGACCTGATGGTGTACTGCCTTGCCATGGCGCATTACCTGGGTATCAACCGCTACAAGGAACACGACTGGGAGCGGGTCCGTCAGGCCCTAGCGCAGTCTGGGTTGTTCGATGATGCGTTGGGGATCAAGCCCGTGCAGGGCGAACGAGTCACTCAGCCGGTTCAGGCGGTCATGCCGCAACCTGTTGCCCATACGGTTCACCCGCGACCCGTTGCACAACCCCCTCTACGCCGCAGCTCAAGCAGTGGTTATCTGAAGCGTAGGTAACTAGGAGGAAAGCCCAACCAGCGGACTGATCAGTCGAGCACCAATGCCCAATGCTTCGGAGACAAGGCTTCGCATTGTTTCTCTTCCTTCTTCTTTGACCGCGTCGGCAATGCGTTCACCTAGGGAAGGCCCGGTGCTTAAGCTTGATGGAACCGCTTTCAAAACTTCGAGGCCTTTTGACGTTAAAACAGCTTCAAACAAGCCGAGATTAGAAATTCTGCCATCGATATAGCCCGCTTCCTTGAGCCAAATGATGGTTGCCCTAACCAGTTCTGAGTCGGAGTCATAAGCCTCAGGGTTAAATTTTCCATCTTTCCAGGTGTCGGGGATAACGTCGTGATCGAACAGGTTCACCCGTATCGGGAACGTCTCATAGAGACGAGCGAAGACGAGCGCGGTGTATTCGTCAAATTTATCAATGTTTGAGCTGGCCACGTGAGTCCTCTGCAAGTTAGAGCGGTTTCTTAGGTTAGCCAGAATCGGCATTCACTCCCAGTGCACTTCGAAATTTAAACACTACGGGTTCCCAACCATGTCCTTTACCCAAAAACACCTCGACGCGGTTGAGGCGGCCATCGCTCGCGGTGAGAAAGTCGTGCGCTACACCGACCGCACCGTGGAGTACCGCACCGTCGACGAGCTGATCAAGGCTCGCGACGAGATCCGCACCTCGCTGATCAATTCGGCCGGGCCGCGCTCCCGCGTTGTCCGGCTTTTTCACGGAGGCAAAGGACTCTGATGGCCCGACACTATCCGACGCTCAGCCGTAGCGGATTCTTGTTGCCATCGAACATCAAGGCCAGTTACGAAGGCGCCGGAGAGGGTCGCCGATCAACTGGCTGGGATGCACCCGACAACGGAATCAACAGCATCAACACACCGGCACTGCGCAACCTGCGCGGCCGTTCACGGGCGGCGGTGCGCAACGACCCGTATGCCTTCAACGTCATCGACAAGCGCGTCAGCAACTTGATCGGCACGGGCATCACGCCCAGGCCGAACACCGAAGACAACTCGCTTCGCAAGCTGCTGCAGCTGCTATGGGATGACTGGGTGGACGAGTCGGACGCCGATGAGCACACCGACTTCTACGGGCAGCAGGCGCTGGTCGCTCGCACCGTCGAGACTTCCGGCGAATGCTTTGTCCGTTTACGACCACGCCGCCTGGACGAGGGGCTGGCGGTGCCGCTTCAGGTGCAGATCCTTGCGCCGGAGTTCGTGCCCCACGACAAATTCGAGACCACGCGCACCGGCAACGCCATTCGTGCTGGCATCGAGTTCAACCCGGATGGCAAGCGGGTGGCCTACTGGATGTACCTGTCGCACCCCCGCGACGGCGTATCGCTGAACGCTGGTTACAACCAGTTGGTACGGGTGCCGGCATCGCAGGTGCTGCACATCTTCGAACCGGTGGAACCGGGCCAATTGCGTGGCGTACCGCGCCTGTCGCCGGTACTGAAACGACTGCGCAGCCTGGATAACTACGATGACGCGGTTCTGTTCCGGCAGGAGGTTGCAAACCTGTTCGCTGGTTTCATCAGCCGACCGGCGCCGGACTCTGGCCCCGTGCCTAGGGATCCCGTCACCGGTGAGCCGCTGAGCTTCGACCGTGACGGCTTTACGCCCATGGTCGCGCTGGAACCCGGCACCATGCAGGAGCTGGGGCCCGGTGAAGAGGTTGAATTTTCCAAGCCGCCGGACGCAGGCAACAACTATCCCGACTTCATGCGTCAACAGCTGATGGCAGCGGCGGCCGGCACTGGTACGCCGTACGAGATCCTCACCGGGGACATGCGCGAAGTGAATGACCGGGCGTTGCGGGTCGTGTTGAACGAGTTCCGGCGTCGCCTGGAACAACTGCAATTCGGCGTGTATGTGCATCAGCTCTGCCGCCCGATCCGTGCCGCCTGGATGGACATGGCGGTCCTGTCCGGTGCCTTGGTGTTGGACGACTACGCCAAACGGCGACGCGAATACCTACGCACACGCTGGGTGCCGCAAGGCTGGGCCTACATCCAGCCTGTCCAGGACGTGCAGGCCCGCCGCATGGAAGTGCAAGCCGGCTTCGCCTCGCGTAGCGAAATGGTCACCCGTACCGGTTATGACGCCGAAACCGTCGATGCGGAAAACGCCGCCGACAACGCCAGAGCCCAGACGCTGGGCCTCAACTACAACACGCACGAAGCCGTCGAGGTTACGGACGACAAGGAGCAACCATGAGCAAACCAGCGCTTCCGCGCATTTACAACAGGGCCGGCCAACGGGTGAACGTCCAGGACAAGACCTGGTACGCCATGCAGGAGAGCGGCGAAGCCGAGGAGCGGGTTATCGAGGTGTTCGTCTACGGCGAGATCGGTACCTGGGGCATCACCGCCAATCAGTTCGTGCAGGATCTGCGCGCCATGGATGACGGTGTCTCCCCGGTTATAGCGGCATTCAACAGCATCGGCGGCGATTTGTTCGATGGTCTGGCGATGCACAACGCGTTGTCCCGCCTGGGCGAGCGTTGCACCGGCCGTGTCGATGCTCTGGCAGCCAGCGCGGCCAGTGTCGCGGTCTGCGGGGCCCACCGCGTGGTCATCGCCTCCAACGCCATGCTGATGATCCACAACCCATGGACCTACGCGGCAGGGGACGCCGAAGACTTCCGCAAGGTGGCCGACGTCCTGGATCAAACCATGGAGGCCATTATCGCGGCCTACAAGGCCAAGGCGCCGGACATCGACGAAGCCGAGCTTCGGCGCCTGGTGGCGGCTGAAACCTGGCTGACTGCCAACGAAGCGGTGGCCCTCGGGCTGGCCGATGAGGTGGGCGACGGGGTGAAGGTCAAGGCGTGTCTGGGGCAGGGCGCCGTGCTGCAGCGTTACCAGCATGCCCCGGCTGAATTGCTTGCCCAACTGGACGAGCCACCTGAACCGGATATCGAGCTGGAGCCTGAACCTACTGATCCGCCCCAGGATCCTCCTGTAGCGAACTCGGCCAAGCTGGCCCTGATGATCACCCAGCGTTGTACGGCGGACGGCATCAGCAACCTGATTGAGCCGTTGCTCAACTCTACCAAGCTGGAAAGCGAGGCCATCGTCCTGGCAGGCTTGGCCCGTGCCAAAGCGGTAAACGATCTCTGCGTTGCCGCACGACTGCCTGAGTTCAGTGCCGAATACGTCGCGGCCGGTTTGGATGCCGCCTCGGTTCGAGCGCGTCTGTTCGACAAGCTGGTGGGCAGCGGCAAAGGCTTCGAGATCGACAACAGCCTACCGCTCAACGCAGACCCGGCCCCGAAGGTCCAGGCCAAACAACCCGACCCCACCTCTATCTGGGCAGCCCGTCAGGCGGCGCAGTCAGGTAGCGCTAATACCTCGAAAGGAGCAAGACCATGACCATCAAACTGGAACCGATGCACGCCGGAGAATTCCTCCTGTCCGAGGGTGCCGGGAACATCTCGCGTGAAGCGATCAACGTCGCGGCAGGCCCAGCCTTGAATCCAGGGCAAGTCCTCGGGCTGATCACTGCCACTGGCGAGTTCGCCCCTTACGACCCGACAGCCGAAGACGGCACGCAAACCGCCGTAGCGATCCTCTTCGGCCCGCTTGGCGAATCCGACGTGGTACGTCGGGCCCGTGCCGTGGTGCGTCTGGCGGAGGTGAGCGAAGTCCATCTGACCGGCCTCGACCCAGATGCTGAAAAAGCCCTGGCCGCGCATTTCTTGATCGTGCGCTGAAACGGCCAATCTGCTCAATCGGACTCACGGTGGACTAGCATTAATGCAAATCCATAGAGGATGACTCGGCATGTCAGAACACAACGAAACCATGGCCAATGCCCTGGAGCTGCTGACAATCAATCAGAACAGCATTGCTGCCGCCCTAGAAGAACTCGCCAGATGGGTCGCCCAGCGAGGCTCAACGGACGCGGCAGAAAGTGTCACTACAGCCCTGAATACGCTTGATCTGAATGCCGAAGGGATTGCCAGCGCAATTCGGGTGCTACGTCAGGGATAGGCACCACCAAACATTTTCTACAAGCCCGCCCTGTGCGGGCTTTTTCATTTCTGGAGTATGACCATGGCCGATATCGCCATTTTTGACGACGAAGCGTTTGCCGTACCGGCGCTCACCGCCGCAATCAACGAACAACCCTATCTGCCGGGCCGTATCAGCAGCCTCGGCCTGTTTCAAGAAGAGGGCGTTGCTACCCTGACAGTGCAAATCGAGAAGGATGGCGACACCCTGGCCCTTGTGCCTGCGGGTGAGCGCGGTACTTCGGGGCTGGTGGTCGGTGCCAGCAAACGCAAGATGATTCCTTTCAATACTGTGCACTTGCCGGAACGCTTTACCATCAAGGCCGACGAGATTCAGGGCATCCGGGCGTTCGGCACCCGCACCGAGTTGCAAGCGGTACAGGACGTCGTGAATACCCGGCTTGCAAAAGCGCGTCGCCAGTTGGACGCCACACACGAATTCCAGCGCATGGGCGCACTCAACGGCCTGATTCTGGACGCCGACGGTTCGACACCTCTGTTGGACCTGTACGCCACCTTCGGAGTGTCCCGACAAAAGCTGTCCATGGGGCTGAACGACCCGAGCACTGAACTGCGCGTTAAGTGCGGTGAGGCCTTGGACAAGCAGGAGGACGCACTGGGCAGCGTCACCAGCACCGGCTCCCGCGCTTTTTGTGGCAAGAATTTCTGGAACAAGCTGATCGTCCATAAATCGGTAAAGGAAACCTACATCGCCACGCAACAAGCGGCGGCGTTGCGCGGTGATGCTCGGGAAAGTTTCGAGTTCGGCGGCATCGTCTGGGAGCGCTACCGTGGCAAGGTGGCTGGTGTGGCCTTTGTCCATGACGACAAGGCGCTGCTGGTCCCTGAAGGTGTGCCGGACCTGTACATCTCCGTGTTCGCTCCGGCTGACTACATGGAAACGGTCAATACCCAGGGCATTCCGTACTACAGCAAGCTGGAGCCGTTGCCGTTCAACAAGGGTGTAGTCGGCGAAGCGCAATCCAACCCGCTGCACCTGTGCACGCGGCCCCGTGCGCAGATCCTGCTGGAGCTCTGATCGTGAGCTTTCGCGAGCTGATCAGTGATCTGGACGGCACTGTGTTCGATGTCCTCGGCGACCCGGTGCTGATCGAAGGTCGCCAGGTCCAGGGCATGTTCTCCGCTCCCTGGCTGCAACCCAAACTCGGCCGGATTAACACCGGTCTGCGCGAGCCGCACCTGGTGATCCGGGTGGCCGATGCCGATGGGGTCAGTGAGCGGCAACAGGTCGTGGTCGACCTGCCGGTGCATGACGGCGGTGGTAACTACATCGTCGTCAGGCCGGAGCCCGGCGGCGATGGTTTGGTGACACTGGTGCTGAGGAAATCCCCATGAGTGTCGGTAGCTACGTCAAGCAATCAGCCAGCAGCGGCATGATTACGCTGCAGGCTGATCGATCAGATTTGAAGGCATTCGCCGACTTCGCGGCGTTGGTCCCCAAGGCAGCTATAGCGGCCCAGCGTCGGGCCATCAACAAAACCCTGCGATGGCTACGCACGCACATCGCTCGCGCCGTCAGCCAACAGGAACGTATTGCGGTGTCTGCTGTGCGGCAGCGCCTGCGAGCTTACCCGCTCTCAGGCAATGGTCAGGGCAAGCTGTGGTTCGGTATCAATGCAATTGAGGCCAGCCGAGCTGGGCGACCTCGGCAATCGCGCTCGGGTGTGTCGGTGGCTGGACGGCGGTATCAGGGGGCTTTTTTCAAAAAGGTCTACGGCGGGCGGGCAGACATCTGGATTCGTACAGCCAGCAAGCATTTCAAGGCAAGCGACTACCCCGACAGTGAAGTGTCTGGCGCTGGTGGGGCAAGCTCAGGCTGGGTCTCGGAGAACGACAGCCGTTTTCCACTCGCCAAGGCCAAGATATCCCTGGAAGACGTCCGGCCTCACTTCGAGTCATGGACCAATCGGGCTCACCAGCGCCTGCTTGAGATCCTGGAGCAGGAACTGAACTTTGAACTGCAGAAGTATCTGCGAGGATCTGCCCGTGTCTGACTTCAATCTTGAGCTTTTGTATCAGGCCGTTGAGGCTCATATCGACCAAGCGATCCCAGGATTGGCCTGCGTGCGGACCATGCCCTATATAGCCGATCATATCGACTTGCCTGCAGCGGTGATTGAGTTGGTCGAGCTGGAGCCCGGACGCGATCCCGGAACAGGGGAGACGGCGCTGGTTGCGCGTTTGGAGGTGCGCTTTATCGTCGGCGGTGAGGATGCCGAATGCCAGCAGAAAGCGGCATTTGCCGCCGCACAAATGGCCGTGCTGTTGCGTATCCAGACATGGGGGCTGGAGGTTGAGCCCGCCGAGTTCGTTCGGGCGGCCCAAGACTGGACCCGCCCCGAGTTGGATGGTTACGGGGTCTGGGTCGTTGAATGGACACAAACTATTTACCTCGGTGAAGAGGAATGGCCGTGGCCGAATCAACCGCCGGGTACTTTGCTCTGGGGCTTCAGCCCTGACACTGGCCCCGGTAGCGAAGGTAACTACCAGTCTCCGGAGGAAATGGCATGAGCTACCCCAGTGCGCAGCATGACCGCATGCTGGCCGGCCTGGTCAAGGATTGTTATGTGGTGGCGCTAGATCTGGCCGCTTCGCCGCCCGTATGTCGGGTGTCGGATGGGGACTGGGTCAGTGCCTGGGTGCGTTGGCACAGCATCGCCGCCGGCAAAGCCCGCCATTGGCGAGCACCCAGCATGGGCGAACAGGGAACTCTGGTAAGTGCCAGCGGGGAAGTGGCGCAGGGCACATTTATCCCCGGCCTGTATGGCAATGCCGGGGCGCCGCCGGACAACCGTGACCACGTCGAGGTGTGGCGTTTCGATGATGGTGGTTCGCTGGTCTATGACTGGCAGGCCAGCACCTACACCATCACCGTGCCAAGCGGTACCGTGACCATCAAGGTCGGCGGAACCGAAGTGGTCGTTACCGACAGCGAGATTAACGCCACGGCAGGCGACATCACCCTGACCGGTAACGTGCAGATCAACGGCCCGTTACGCGTAGCTGGTGATATCAATGGTGGCGGAAAAATCATCGACACCGCAGGCAACACCCCGAACCACAAACACTGATCTTTTGTTCATCCCCAGCCCGCCGCGTGCGGGTTTTTGCATTTCTGGAGCATGCCTTATGAGCAAACAACGACCGGAGATGGAGCGGATCATCGCTGATCCGGCGCTGACTGAACCTGTCCAGATCCAGGCAGCCGCAACCATCAGCCCGGCGCGAGTGTTTCGCGACACGCTGTACACCTCGCGCACGCTGATCATGCCGAACGGCAACACCTTACCGGTGATCGCCGGTCGGGTTACGGCGGGAAGTGATGAGCAATATGCCTTCCTCAAGGCCCACCCGGATCTGCAACCGTCGATGGAGTAAAGGCCATGATCGGAATGGATCGCCGCACGGGGCAGCCGCTGTCAGGTCAGGCGCATTTGCGGCAGTCCATTGAGGACATTCTGAGCACGCCTGTCGGCAGCCGCCGCATGCGGCCGGAGTACGGCAGCCAATTGCGCCGCTATGTCGACCTGCCAGTTAACGAAGGCTGGAAAAGCGCAGTGCAGGCCGAGGTGGCTCGCTCCCTGAGACGCTGGGAGCCGCGTTTGAAGTTGGAGCGCGTCCGGGTCATTGCCGTTGTGGATGGTCAAATCACTCTGCAACTGACGGGCTCCTACACCGGTGACGGCGTGGTGCTGGAGGTAAGCGCATGAGCACTATCGACCTTTCGGCGTTGCCGGCGCCGCAAGTACTGGAAAGCCTGGATTTTGAAGAGCTGTATCAGGGCGAACTGGCAACGTTCCGCGAGTACATGGGCGACAACTGGACGGCCCTGCTTGAAAGCGACCCGGTGACAAAGCTGCTGGAGCTGGGTGCCTATCGCCGTATGCAAAACCGGGCGCGGGTCAACGATGGAGCCAAGGCGTTGTTGTTGGCTTATGCCACGGGCGCAGATCTGGAACAACTGGCGGCCAACGTAGGCCTGCAACGTCTCGTGATCCAGGCCGAAGACCTGATCGCCGTGCCGCCGGTCCCAGCCGTGATGGAGGAGTACGACGCGCTACGCGAGCGGATCCAGCTGGTGTATGAGGGGTTGACCACGGCCGGCCCGCGAAACAGCTACATCCTGCATGCCCGTAACGCCTCGGGCTTGGTGGCCGATGCCACAGCCGAAAGCCCAACACCGGCTGAGGTGGTGGTGACAGTGTTGTCCCTGGAGGGCGAGGGGACGGCCAGCGCGGAACTGTTGGCCCAGGTAGACGCGTATCTCAGTGATGACGACCGGCGCCCCGTAGCTGATCGGCTGACGGTGCAGAGTGCTGAGATCCTGCCCTATCGGATCGATGCAGTGGTGTACCTCACCGGTACCGGTCCGGAAAACGAGGCGATTCTGGCCGAGTGCAATGCCCGCCTGGAAGCCTGGAAGAATCCCCGTCGGCGCTTGGGTGTCGAGGTGGCTCGCTCGGCCATTGACGCGCAGCTACATCTCAGCGGCGTAGCCCGCGTTGAAATCCCTGGCTGGGAGGATATTCGCCCGACCAAGGCCCAGGCGGCCTGGTGCTCGGGTTTTACCGTAACGCGAGGTGACTGATGAAAAGCTTGCTTCCGCTCAACAGCACCCAGCTCGAACGGGCTATCGAGGTGGCCACCGACGAAACCACCGAGGTACCGCTCAGAACCTTGTACAACCCGGACACCTGCCCGGCTCATCTGCTGTACCAGTTGGCCTGGGCCTGGTCGGTTGACCGTTGGGATGACACTTGGCCTGAAGAGGTCAAGCGCTCGGTCATTCGTTCGGCGTTCTACGTTCATGCCCACAAAGGCACCATAGGTGCCCTGCGACGGGTGGTAGAGCCATTCGGTTACCTGATTGAGGTGGTCGAGTGGTTTCAGACCGAGCCCGTAGGCGTGCCAGGAACGTTTGCCTTGAAGATCGGCGTTTCTGATGAGGGCATCAGCGAAGAAACCTATCAGGAACTGACGTGGCTGATCGACGACGCTCGACCGGTGAGCCGCCACCTGACCGGGCTGGCGATCAGCCTGGAAACCCAAGGCGATTTGAATATCGCCGTGTCCCTCTACGAGGGCGACGAAATCGACGTTTACCCACCCGTCATGCGTGACATCGAGGTCACCGGCAACTTTGGCGTGGTCGGTCGCGAACACACCATAGACACCCTGGACGTTTATTATGATTGATGCGAATTCGCAGTTTTTCGCGATCCTCACGAATGTGGGGATGGCCAAGCAGGCGAACGCCGACGCGCTCGGCATTCCCTGGCTGATCACACAAATGGGCGTGGGTGATGCCAACCCGAACGGGCTGGCCGATCCGCCCAATCCGGTCCCATCGGCCAGTCAAACCAAGCTGCTCAATGAGTGGCGCCGCAAGCCGCTCAATCAACTGAAGATCGACCCGCTCAACCCGGCGGTGATCATTGCCGAGCAGATCATTCCGGCCGATGAGGGCGGTAAGTGGATCCGCGAAATTGGCCTTTACGACGCGGACGGCGATCTGGTGGCGGTGGCCAACTGCGCGCCAAGCTTCAAGCCACTGCTGTCGCAAGGCTCGGGCCGTACGCAGATTGTGCGCATGAACTTCATCGTCACCAGTACCGGCAACATTCAGCTCAAGATCGATCCGGCGATTGTGCTGGCCTCCCGGGCCTACGTGGATGCGGCCATTCTGGAAGTGCTGCCTGCGAACAAAACAGCCGGCGAATTCACCCGCGTTAAGGTCAATAATCGCGGCGTGGTGGTGTCGGGTGATAACCCGGACACACTGGCAGAGATGGGGATCACGGACACTTACACCAAGGCGCAAGTTGACGCGCTGATCGCGGAGGCTTCGGCCCTGCCGGTCGGCACGATGGTGGGCTTTCCGGTAAACAAAGTGCCGCCCGGTTTTCTGGAGATCGATGGTAGCGTCAAAAGCATTGCGGCCTATCCCGATCTGGCGGCTTTTCTCGGCACAGCCTTTAACAAGGGCGATGAGGGCGTCGGTAACTTCCGCTTGCCGGAATCGCGCGGCGAGTTTTTGCGCGGCTGGGACCATGGGCGCGGTGTGGATGCTGATCGCGCGATTGGCACATTTCAAAAGGGCTCCTATCTCTATATGGAGAAGGCGGCGACAACGTCAGTGGATCGCTTCACGTCTAGCATTTTGTATGGCGTCACAGCGGACAAGGCGGCAAAAGAGCGCCTTGGATGGGATGCCACTACCGCAGGTGATTATGGTGGTGCGCAAAGCCTTGGTGTGAACGAGGTCCTAGTTAACACTGTTGGCCCAAGCGCGACTGCTCCGGCTGAATCATCTGTTGACGCAAGCGCGTTTGTTGTAGGGGCTTCGCGACCGCGCAACTTGGCGGTTATGTGGTGCATCAAGGCCTGGAACGCACCGATCAATCAGGGAAACATTGATATCGCGGCGCTGGCTGTATTAGCTGGTCAAGCAACCGAAATCAATCAAGGAACTGCGCGATTTGGTACGCCCTCCGAGCAAGTGGCTGGCCTTCTGAAAACCGTTATGTCTAACCCGGCGGGGGTGTTGGCGCTTTTAGCTGCGTGGTTCCCTAAACGAACATTCGCGGTGAGTGACTACATTCGAATCCCGGATGTGCCGGGCGGGCTGATCATTCAGTGGGGGGAGGCCATGGCAACAAGTTCAGCTCATACAGTCACCTGGCCAACCCTATTCCCCAATGCGGTGCGCCAAGCCATTGGCTTTGACTACACCAATAGTTCGCCGTTTTACACCATTACTACCGATATGACCGCTTTTACCAATTCTTCCGGCCGATTCGTTTCTTCCGGGACATTCGGGCATTTCGGGTTTTTCGCCATCGGGTACTAAGGATCTGCTATGTACTATTCAAGTTCAGCCAACGGCTTCATTCCGGCCGCCTGGAAGACTGACGGGACTTATTCTTCCGAATCCTGGCCAGCGGACGCAGTCCTGCTGACCGAGGAAGAGCAAGCGATTTACTGGAAGCAATCCCCGCCAGAAGGCAAGCAGCTTGGCTCCGAGAGTGGTCGGCCTACATGGGTTGATTTGCCACCGCTTACCTTCGCTGAGATTGAGGGCGCTGAGCGCTCCTGGCGTGACGGTGAACTGGTGGCGGTCATGTGGCTGCGAGAGCGGCACCGTGACCAGCAAGAGATAGGTGGAGAAACGACCATCACTGCCGAGCAGTTCGGCGAGCTACTGGTGTACATGCAGTCTCTTCGCGACTGGCCGCAATCTCCGGACTTCCCGGTTAGTGCGCATCGGCCAGTTGCGCCGGCCTGGGTCGATGCTCAAACCGAATAAACGCCCCGCATTGACGGGGCGTTTTCTTTTCCGCTTCACCCACTCAAGGCCCTGCATTGCGGGGCTTTTTCGTATCTGGAGAATCTATGAGCTTCTTTCATGGCGTGACCGTCACGAACGTCGACACCGGTGCTCGTGTTATTGCGTTGCCGTCATCCTCGATCATTGGCCTGGTTGACACCTTTGTGCCGGCGCCGGCCTACAGCGCACAGCCGAATGACCTGGTGATGATCACCAACGAACGCGAAGCGGTGGCCGCCTTCGGGCCCGACTCGGCAATGACCAAAGCCTGCAAGGCCATCTACACCCGAGCCAAGGCGGTGATCGTGGCTTGCGGTGTGGCCGTGCTGGAGAATCCCGCCGAACAAATCTCGGCAATCATCGGTGGCGTACAGGCCAACGGTAAGCGTACCGGCCTGCAAGCGTTGCTGGATGGTAAAAGCCGTTTTAACGCCCAGCCGCGGCTGCTGGTGACCCCCAAGCACAGCTCGACCCTAGCGGTCGGTACGGCTCTGGTTGCACTGGCAGATAAGCTTCGCGGCCTTGCCATCCTCGACGGCCCGAATACGACGGACGAGGCCGTCATGGCTTACGCCGAGAACTTCGGTGCCAAGCGGGCGTTTCTGGTCGATCCCGGTGTGCAGTATTGGGACACTTCGGCGGATGCCACGGTCGATGCGCCGGGCTCTGCCTGGGTGGCGGGCTTGTTCGCTTGGACCGATAGCGAATACGGCTTTTGGGCGTCGCCTTCGAACAAAGAGTTCGTCGGTATCACCGGCACCTCGCGCCCGATTGAGTTTCTGGACGGTGACGAAACCTGCCGGGCCAACCTGCTCAATAACGCCAATATCACCACGATCATCCGTGACGATGGTTTCCGTCTGTGGGGCAACCGCACCCTGTCGAGCGATCCGAAGTGGGCGTTCGTGACTCGCGTGCGAACCATGGACATCGTCATGGACGCAATTCTGTACGGCCACAAATGGGCGGTCGACCGTTCCATTACCGCGACGTACATCAAGGACGTGACCGAGGGGCTGCAAGCCTTCATGCGCGACCTGAAAGCCCAAGGCGCAATCATCAACTTCGAGGTGTTTGCCGACCCGGAGCTGAACACGGCCAGCCAGCTGGAGCAGGGCAAGGTGTATTGGAACATCCGCTTCACCGATGTACCTCCGGCCGAAAACCCCAACTTCCGCGTAGAGGTCACCAACCAATGGCTGACCGAAGTCCTCGACACCGCCGCTTAAGGAGCGACCTCAATGGCAATGATTCCCGAAACCCTGGCGAACCTGAACTTGTTCGCCGACGGCGTCAGCTTCCAGGGCGATGTGCCGAGCCTGACGCTCCCCAAGCTCACGCTCAAGATGGAGGAGCATCGCGGCGGTGGCATGGACGCGCCGGTCGAGCTGGACATGGGCATGGAAAAACAGGAAGCGAATTTCACCACCACGGGAGTGCGCCGTGAGTCGTTGAAATTCTTTGGCTTGGCCGACGGCACGGCGTTCAACGGTACGTTCCGGGGGGCCTACAAAGGGCTCAAAGGCAAAGTCACACCGGTCATCGTCACTCTGCGCGGCACCTTGAAAGAGGTCGACATGGGCGACTGGAAAGCAGGCGACAAGGCCGAGATCAAACATGCCGTCGGGCTGACGTACTACAAGCTCGAAGTGGACGGCCGAACCGTCTACGAGATCGACCCCATCGGCATGCGCCGTGTAATCAATGGCGTTGATCAACTGGCCGCTCAGCGTTCCGCATTGGGCCTCTAATCCCCCTTGATACCCCGCCTAGCGAGTCGCCGGGCGGCGGTTCCTCTGTTTAAGGACACACCTCTATGAGCAGTACCGCAATTCCAAGCTGGATGACCCTGGCCGCTGACCGCGTCACCGTGAAACTGACTGTGCCATCTGAAGCCAATGGCGTGCGTGTCGATACGCTGAGCCTCCGAGCACCGACCGTACGTGACCTTCGCATTGCCCGCCAAACAGCGCCTAATGATGAAGAACAACAAGATTTGAATTTGTTTGCCTCCCTGGCCGAAGTCAGTACCAAGGATCTGGATGCCTTGACGCTGAAGGACTTCAACCGCATACAGGCCGGCTATTTTCGCCTGGTGCGAGAGGATGAACTTCAACCCGAAGGTGCAGAAGCAACTGGCTAAGCGTCTAGCTGCCGAGCTGAATTTTTCCGCCGCTGAAATCTTGTCCATGCCGTTCTCCGACATGGTCTGGTGGCTCTCAGACTGAAACAAGGGGTAGACGATGGCAAACAAGCTGGCGTTATCGCTGGTGATTGGCGGCGCTGTCAGTTCGACGATGGCGTCTGCCTTCCGCACGGTCGAAGGCCACATCAAAAAGCTGGAGGACAAAGGCAACAAGGCCAAGGTGCTCAAGAGCACCATTGGCGAAACCATCCGCCTGCGCGATGAATGGAAGCGGGCGCACGATAGCGGCGCTGCTTCGGCCGATGGTCTGTTGCGCAAACTCAACGGCAACCTTGATGCCCTGCGCAAGCAGGGCGTGGAGGTAGGCAGGCTGGGGCAGGAGTACCAGCGCCTCGGCCGTGCAGCCAAAGCCGCCGATCTGCAGCTCAAGGGACACCAGCAGCTCGATGCCGGCAAGACAGGACTCAAATCCAGCATCGGCCAGGGTGTCGTCGCCACTGGCTTTGCGGCGATACCGACCAAGGTCAGCGCGGATTATCAGGCGATCATCCGTGACATCGCGATCAAGGCGGATGTGGTCAACAAGCCGCAAGAAACACAGCTTAGTCAGACAGTAATCCAGACCTCTCGCGATACGGGTATGGCCCGTAACGACGTGGCGGACCTGGTGAATCAGCTGGTCGGTGCCGGTATGGACCTCAAGCAGGCCATGGCCTACGCACCGACGGCCGCGAAGTTTGCCATCGGCCAGGGCGCGTCCGGCGTCGACACGGCCAGTATGATCATGGCGCTGCAGCAAAACGCCAAAATCAATGACCCCAAGGTGATGCAGCAAGCCCTGGAATCCATCGCCTACCAAGGGCAGGCAGGGAGCTTCGAGGCCAGTGATATGGCCCGTTGGTTTCCTCAGTTGCTGGCGAGTATGGAGAAAAACGGCAGCACCGGCATGGAAGCGGTCAGCTCTCTGGGAGCGATGCTTCAAGTCCAAATGAAAACGGCCGGTGGCTCTGATGAAGCGGCCAACAACCTCAAAAACTGGATGGAAAAAATCGGCTCGGGGGATGTGGTCAAGGCGTACAAGGATGCCGGCATTGACTATCAAGGCTCTCTGAACACTGGGATTCAAAAGGGCATGTCGACCCTGGAATCCAGCTTCGCCCTGGCGATGAAATACATCCAGGCCACCGACCCGGCGAAGGCCGCGAAGATGGCCGAGGCCCAGGCCAAGATCAGCAAGGAGACGGATCCGGAGAAGGCCAAGGCGGCGCTCGATGCGCTGGAGAAATCCCTGCGTACCGGTGACCTGTTCGCCGACATGCAGGTCAAGGCGGCGCTCACGGCCTACTCGCAAAACAAGTCGCTGTACGAGCAGTTGAAAAAGGATTCGCAGTCTTCTGGTGGGATTCTCGATAAGAACCTGGCCGAGCGGCGCGAAACGTCGAAACAGATGTGGGACGAGCTGGGCCAGGCGGTTAGCGATGGCATGCGCAGCGTGGGTGACGCCATCCGCCCGGCGACCGATGCGGTCGCCCAGGGCCTGACTTCAATTGTGCGTGGGCTGACCAAGCTTTCGGATGGCTCGCAACCGGTGGTGCTTGGCATTGCTGGCATCACCGCCGGCCTTTTGGCCCTCAAGACGGCTGCCAGCGCGGTGAAGATTGGGAAGGGACTGTACAACATCAGTCGCGGCCGAGCGATGGAGCGAGGTACGGGCGCCCTGGGTGATGCCGTCGCCAAGGCTCCTAAAACCGGTTTCAAGACGGTGGACAAGGGGCTGGGGGTTCTGGGCAAGCTGATGGGTGCCGGCGATCCGGCTGCAGGGAGCAGCAATGAGCCGCAACGTGTGTTTGTCGTCAACGCTGATGCGATAGGCCGGGCTGGTTCTGGTCCAGGTGCGGATCCCGGCGGCGGTTCCGGCAGGCGTCAGCGTGGCCGGCGTGGTCGCCGTACCGGCATCGGGACCATCCCGCGTCGGCGATTACCCGCTCGGGTGCCCAGTGTGCCAGCCGTGTCAGTGCCCGCCGCTGTGTCTGTTATGCCAAAAGCGGGAATGTTGGCAGCGCTACCTATGGCCGCTGCTTCGGAGGCTATCCCCGGTGGTTCGCTCGGCCGGGCAGTTCAGTCGTTGAGGGGCGTCACCCGAGCCACCAGGCGTATCCCCGGTGGTTCGATACTTGATGCCGGTGTTGGCGTCGTGGATACCGCGCTCAACGCCACGACCCAAGATGAAAAAGCCGAGGGCTACGGCGGTGCCGCTGGTGGTTTGGCGGGCGCAATGGCTGGTGGCGCAGCAGGTGCCGCTATTGGTTCTGTGGTGCCGATCATCGGTCCCCTCATCGGGGGAGCAATTGGTGCCGCTTTGGGCGGCCTGGGTGGCGAGAGTATTGGCGGCTTCTTGGGTAAGTCCTGGTTTGGCAGTGATGGAAAGGCCGAAGAGGCCAGGCCGCCCGAAGTTACCAAGCCAGCAGAGCCAACACCGCCAGTGCCTCCCAAGGTTGAGCAGGCTTTCAGCTTCGCGCCAACTGTCTCGATTACCGTTCAAGGCGATGTGAAAGACCCGGCGCAGTTGGCACGGGAGCTGGAGCCGCACCTACGTCAGCAAATGGAAGCCTTTTCCCGCGAGGTGGCCGCCCGCCAAGCGTCGAGTCAGCTGTTCGATTCCCCCCACGTTTAAGGAGGTCCCATGGCCTACATGGAGCAACTGCAATCGGTGTTCAAATCACTGCTTGCAGCGGGGGAGGCTGGCCGTACCAGTCTCGATGGCATGCTGGGCCCGCTCAATGGTGCAATCAGCGACATGACCGGCGCCGCCTCGGAGCTGGAGGGGGTGCCCTTCATTGGGCCGGCCATCGGCGCCAAGGTGCAACGGACCATGCGGGCAATAAACGCGGCGCAGTCTACCGTAGGCCAGGTGGTTGCGAAGTACAACCAAGCCGTCACCGCCGCTGGCCAGGTGCAGGAACGGCTGGGCTCGCTCAAGGAGCAGGCGGGCAAGGCCGGTGCTGCGATCAACCGTATCGCCGGCCAGGTGAGCCCATCGCTGAGCAACATCATGCCCACGGGTTCGTTTGCGCCTCAGCTGACACCAGCGGCCGAGGCGGTGAAGCCGTTCCCGCACCTGCTGATCATGCAGCCCCTGGAGCCGAACACGCAGCCGTACTACTTCAACTTGGATACGGCGGCCTTCGAGGAGCTACGTCGGCAGACGTCGTTTCGTTGGGCAGGCCAGGAACGTCTGACACGAAGCATCGCCCAGCAGGCGGTCGGCCAGGGAGAGGACAAGATCAGCCTCAAGGGCGTGATTTTTCCGGGATTCAAAGGCGGGCTCAAACAGTTGGACACCTTGCGCACCATCGGGCGACGTCTGCGGCCGGTGAACCTGACCACCGGCTACGGCGAAGTGCTCGGCACCTGGTGCCTGCTCAACATCGAGGAAGAACAAAGCAACCTGCTCGCGGGTGGTATTCCGCGTAAGCAATCCTTTTCACTGGAGTTTGTGAGCTATGGCGACGACCTGCAGAACGTCTGACGGGGATCTGTTGGACACCGTCTGTCATCACTATTACGGTCATTTGAATGGCACGGTGGAGGCCGTGCTTGCCGCCAATCAAGGCTTGGCCGATGAGCCTCAACCGTTTCGCGCTGGTTTGATCATTCTGCTGCCGGATCTGCCAGCGCAGACGCTGGAGGATGTCCAACTGTGGGATTAACCAGCACCGTCGCACCTCACGAACCCCGCCCCGTGCGGGGTTTCTCTTTTCTGGAGTGTCACCATGAAACCGACCTTTTGTATTGTGGCGGATGGCAAGGACATCACCGCGTTGATCAATGATCGGTTGTTGAGTCTGCGCACCTCGGACAAGCCGGGCATGGATTCGGATGACTTCGAGTTGCGGATCGATGATCGTGATCAAGCGGTTGCGCTGCCCACGCGGGGGGCGGGTATCGAGGTTTACCTGGGATATACCGGCCAGGCCCTGACCCGCCTGGGGCGCTACACCGTCGACGAAATCGAGTTGTCGGGGCCGCCTGATACGTTGGTGATTCGGGGTAAAGCCAGTGACATGCGCGGCAGCGGCAAGACCGTGCGCAGCGGGTCCTGGGAAAACGTGCCCCTGCAGCAAATTGTCCGCGACGTGGCCGCTCGCAATGGTTGGCAACCGGTGTGCCCAGTGCAAACAAAAGTGCCTCGAGTCGACCAACTCAACGAGTCGGACTACAACTTCATCACCCGCCTTGCCAAGCAATATGACTGCACGGCCAAGCTGGCCGACGGCAAGCTGTTGGTCATGCCTCGACAGGGCGGCCAGACCGCGAGCGGCAAAAACCTGAGCCCTGTGGTTTTGAGGCGTGCGGATCTGAGCCGCTATCAATTCCGCCTCGGCGACCGCAATACGCAAAAGGCCGTACGCACTAAGCACCAGGATAAAAAATCCGGCGCGCTTAAGGTGGTCGAGCTGGAAAACGACGACCTGCCGAACGGCCTGCCAGCGATCCATACCGACCGGCATATCTACCCCAACAAGTCAGCCGCCGAGCAGGCCGCCAAGGCGCGCTTGGCTGCGTTCAATCGCAGCAGCGCAGGGGTTCGCCTGGAAATGGCCGGCCGCACGGATGTATTTGCCGAGCGGTCGATCATTGTCCAGGGGATCAAGCCCGGGCTTGATGGTGAATACCTGGCTGAGGCGGTGGAGCAACTGTTCACCTCCAGTGGCTGGACCACCACCGTCGAGTGCAACGGCGGCAAGAAGGGCAAGGCCAATGCCAAAGGTAAGAAAAAGAAGAAGGAAGCCAAGCCGGTCAAGGTCGTCCAGCTTTAAGCGCACTCAGCACCACCCTCAAACACAACCGCAACCCGCCATCGAGCGGGCTTTTTTTTGGAGCCCCCATGCCACTCACTGAGCAGCAACTACAGCGCATCATGCCCAACGCCCGCCGCCAAGCGGGCGTTTTCGTATCGGCCCTGAACGCCGCCATGGCACACCGACAGATCGATACGCCCAAGCGGCAGGCGGCATTCCTGGCCCAGGTTGGGCATGAGTCCGGCCAACTGCAGTACGTGCGGGAGCTGGGAGGCGATCAATACCTCAGCAAATACGACACCGGTTCGCTGGCTTCGAGACTCGGCAACACCTCCGCCCCCGACGGTGACGGCCAGCGTTATCGCGGTCGCGGCTTGATCCAGGTGACCGGCCGCAACAACTACCTGCGCTGCAGCTTGGCGCTGTTCGGTGACGAGCGACTGTTGCGTACGCCCGAACTGCTTGAGCTGCCCCAATGGGCGGCCGAGTCGGCTGCATGGTTCTGGTGGGTCAGGGAACTGAACGTGCTGGCTGATCGTAATGAGTTCGAAACGATCACCCGGAAAATCAACGGCGGGCTCAATGGCCTGCAGGATCGCCTGCAGCTGTGGGAACGGGCGAGGGCGGTGTTATGCGTCTCGTCGACCTGATCCCGCTGCAATACCGCGTGCTGGTCGCCGGACTTCTATTGTGCGCTTTGGTCGCCGCTTCGGCGGCCATCGCCTGGACGGTCCAAGGCTGGCGATACGGTCAGCAGTTGGAAAAACAAGCCCGGCTCCACACCGAAACCCTCAACCAGATCACCCTGGCCTCAGCCGCGCTGCAGCGTACCGAGCAGGACAAGCGCCTGGCCCTGGAACAGCGGCTGGCCGCCAAAGACCAAACCCACTATCGAGCCCTAACCGATGCCCAACGTGATCAGAATCGCCTGCGTGATCGCCTCGCTACTGCTGATGTCCGGCTGTCAGTCCTACTCGACGCCACCGATACCGCCAACGGCTGTGCAGTGCCAGCCTCCACCAGTGCCGGCGGCGTGGTTCATGGAGCCACGCGCGCCCGACTTGACCCGGCGCATGCTCAACGAATTATCGGCATCACCGATGCCGGCGACCGGGGGCTGATAGCCCTGGCAGCCTGTCAAGCTTATATAGAAGAGATTTATAAGGGGGGCGGTACAACTAAATATTAGTTTGAAGATATACAAAGGCGGCGTAACAGAACGCGATCATGCCTAGCGTGAACGAAAAGAATCCGATAAGTCCGGCGCTCCAAATTCCTATGTCCCAAATTGGGGAGGTATCAACTTGAAGTTTTCCGCTATCTAGGCTCGCTGCTCTGTTTTCACCAAAGCGGTAGTCCCTACCAAGCAAGAGTAATAAGGTGATTCCAAACATGATTATGCTTAAGGTCAGATTGGTCCAAGCTAATTGGATTGGAAGTACAGCTTCGGAATTAATTTTTTTGCCGGTAGAAAAAAAGTTGGCACAAACTGCTAGGGCACCGCCACTCAATAATAACAGGGTTTTTATCATGTCCTGCGCTCGTTGCACTATCTTCTCTTGAGAGTCATTGTGCAAATCAATTTCTCTGTTCAACGCATTTCTTTCAGTATCGTTCATTACTTATATCTCTGAAGTGCGTCGCTAGAGCCTAGTCCATTCTTTGGATTTAGGCGCCGAGATGAATGAAAAGAGCGGCCACATGAATGCGTCAACATCCATATGGCCGCCGTCCCTGCAGATTGCCCCTGCAAGTCCAGCCAAGGCTCTTGCTCCGTGCACAAAGCGCGGCGAGCCTAGCACCTGTCTATCCATACAGTAAAGGTCTTGCTTTCAATGACTTCACCCATCATCCCTTGGATGGGCGGCAAGCGCCGCCTAGCCGACCGCCTCATTCCGCTTTTTCCGCCTCACGAATGCTATGTCGAAGTCTTTGCCGGCGGTGCCGCGCTTTACTTCATGCGACCCCAGGCCGCCCCGGTTGAAGTCCTGAACGACATCAACGGCGACTTGGTGACGCTCTATCGCGTCGTGCAGAACCACCTGGAAGAATTCGTGCGCCAGTTCAAGTGGGCGCTCAGCTCCCGCCAGGTATTCGAGTGGCAGAAAATGACCCGTCCTGAAACCCTCACCGACATCCAGCGCGCCGCCCGGTTCTTCTACCTGCAGCACCATGCCTTCGCTGGCAAGGTCACCGGGCAGACCTTCGGCACCGCGACCACTGGCCCGGCCATCAACCTGCTGCGGATCGAGGAGAACCTCTCGGCCGCGTGGCAGCGACTGTCCGGCACTTACGTCGAAAACCTCCCCTGGCTTGATTGTGCTGAGCGCTATGACCGCGCTCATACGTTCCACTACATGGACCCGCCGTACTGGCAGACCGCTGGATATGGCGTGGATTTCCCGTTCGAGAATTACGAGCGGATGGCTGACTTCATGCGTCGCTGCAAGGGCAAAGTAATGGTCAGCATCAATGATCACCCGGATATCCGGCGTGCGTTTGAAGGCTTTCACTTCGAGACGTTGGACATTCGGTATAGCAACACGAACCAGCGACAGGGCAAAGCCGAGGTCAGTGGTGAACTGGTGATCATGAACTGGGAGCCGGCGGCGTTGGGAGGGCTGTTTTAATGGTTGTCACGCTCGATCTGATCCGCTTGCTATGTGATTACGCTGGAGCGTTACTGTGGTCACAAAAACGAAGGACCAAGACGATGGAAGCCGAAACCGCTGACAAATACTTGAACATCTTTCCCTCCCAACTGCTGGCGGCAGTGGCACGCGGAGAGGTGGATCTGAATCACTGGGCCGGCGTGGTGCTAGCTGGGCGAGGTTTGGACCAGAATGCACGCTGGGTGGGATTCCCAGAGGCGGCCCGACTTCTGGATCTACGTAGTCAGGCTTAGTTTTCTTCAGGATTCCAGGGAAGCAACAACTGTGCTCCCTGGTTTCTGACGTTCCCCACCTCTTTGCCCACGGCATACCATTCGAAATCGGCTTCCGGCCGGGAACGGTCTCTTGCAATTTCCTCTGCTTGCCCTGGGCTGAGATCCGGGTCAAGCCACTCCCGCGCTTGCTCAGGTGATAACACCAACGGCCGGCGATCATGGATATCTACCATGCCCTGGTCGCATGACGCGGTAATGATTACGAAACCGTCACCGTCTTGCTCGTCCAGTCCTGGACGGGCCTGTGCGAGCGCCCCGAAAAACATCGGTTTCTGATCCTTCAGCCGGATGAAATAGGGTTGTTTTTTCTTTGGATCATTTGGGTCTTTAACCCACTCATACCAGCCCTCGCTGGGCACTAGTGCGCGCCCGGCCGGCCAAAGCTGTTTGAAAAACTTTCCCGTCGTAACGGTCTCGATCCTGGCATTAATCGGATCCGGACGTTTCCCCTTCGCCCAAAAGGGCGCCCATCCCCACCTCACTGGCGTGATATGAACGCCTGCCTCTGTGCTGTGCAGGATCTGCACGCGGGTCGTCGGAGCCACGTTGTACCGGCTGATTGGCTCCGCGTCGTACCCGCCGAACAATGGCAGCTGAGGGCCTAGCTCCTCCATAAACACCGCCATCCCCTCGTACTGCACGAATCTCCCGCACATGAGCTGTCCCGCCTGTCAGATTTTTCCTATACAAAATTGACCGCGAACCTTGTACAAAGTTAACTGTATGTTCGTACAGTATTTGGATCGTGCGTCATGACCTTTTCAATTCTAGGCCCTATTGCTGAGGGTGGCTTGAAGCTGCCCCTGTGTTCGTTTCGTGTGCCCGCCGGGTTCCCATCCCCGGCGGCCGACCACATCGAAGCGCACATCTCATTGGATGAGGTTCTGAACATTCGCGCCCCGCATGTCTACCTGGTTTCCATCGCCGGGGAGAGCATGCAGGGCGCTGGGATCTTTGAAGGGGACCTAGCCGTTGTGGATCGTGCGATGGAACCTGCGCACGGCCACATCGTCGTGGCGCTGCTGAACAACGAACCCGTGTGCAAACGCCTTTGCATTCGTGGGAAGGAGGTGATTCTCCTGTCGGAGAACCCAAAGTACCCACCGAGGTACGTGCTCGAGGGCGATGAGCTGGTCATCTGGGGCGTCATCACCTGCAGCGTGCGCAGCCATGTCTAA